TAGTTGCTCGCAAGTGTTGTTAAGCCTTGTTGCTGTTGAGTACGGAGCGTGTTTTGTGTCTGCATAAGCTGTTGACCAAGTGCACTCTCAGCACTTATCCCTGCTTGCTCTAAGGTGATGTTATTTGCCATTAATGCTTGTGCAAGTTGATTCACGTTGTTTTGATAGTTACTTGCAAGAGACGCTTGTGCACCAAGGGCTTGTCCACCAAGAGCAGCGTTGCTTTGTGCATTTGCTTGAGAGGACGTTGTATTGCGTTGGGCTGTTTGGTTTGCTGTCTCACTTTGTAATCCTGCAAGCTGTTGAATAAGAGCATTCTCTAACGTAGCACGTTGCTGTCCTGTTGCTGTTTGGAGTTGCATGAGGTTGTTGACAAGAGAAGCATCAAGAGCTGTTTTGTTACCTGTAAGTTCTCCACGTAAGCCCATTAAAGAGTTAAGGGTATTTGCTTGATTGGTACCGTAGGCATTTTCAATGCTTTGGAGATAGGGCATCGCTGTTTCTGCTGTGGCTCGTGCTATTGCTGCTGGGACAGCTCCACCGCTCTCAAGTCCTTGTAAAGCAAGTGCTGCGTTGAGACGTGGTGTTGCTATTTGATCTATGTAATTCCCAGTTGCACCTATCCCAAGCTCAAGGGCTCTAGCCCTATTTGCGTCTTGAAGTCCAAGAGACCGCTGTGCATCATACTCACTCAAACCAAGAGAACGAAGGAGGTTGTTTTCATTCAGGCCTAAGCCTCTTTGAAAATTACCTTCATTTCTTGCCAGCGTTGCATTTGTTGTATCCTGTGTTAATCCAAGCCCTCTGTTAAAGTTGGCTTCATTCAGTGCTAATGCTCGCTGTCCACCGCTTTCGCTGAGTGCTATAGACCGTGCAAGGTCATAGTCACCGCGATTAATAGCCGCTTGATATGCTGCTTGAACATCTCCACTTCCTTGAGTGTATGTGCTTGCTGCCGCATTAAGACCACCGCTATAGTCACCATAGCTACGACGTAAAGCAGCATCCCGTTGCGCTACTTCATATCCCCTTAACCCTTCATATGTTCCACCAGCTTCACCGAGAGCGGTAGTTGTTCTATTATCAAGCCCCGCTACAGCGTCGTTATATGCTCCTGTTACTGGGTCAAAGGATGCTCTGTATTGGTTTATATCAAGAGCGTTACCGTAGTATGGGTCTTGACTTGTGTTGAGAAGATTGTTACGTGCAATGCTATTTATGTCAGTGGAGAGTGCTGTAGGGTCATAGATACCTTCAGGGTTTGCGGTAGTAAATTGATTCATACCACCTTGAGCAAAGAGATTAACCAGTTGATTCAAACGCTCAAGGTTTTGTGCTCTGGCTATTTCATCAGGAACAGTTTTTTGTGTCGTGCTTGTGGATGTGCCAAGCACAGAGCCGATAATATCACCCATCACTACTCTCCACTTCCCCTGTTTTGATGAGTACTGTGCGGAGGATGCTGTAGTTGTATTTCTTCTCTACAGCCCTTGCAATCTTTGGACTTGCAACAGAGAAGATAGATGCAACAGCACCTTCATGTTCACGGAGTTTGTCAATATACTCCATCAGTTCTGTTGCATGGCTAATAGAGGGTGAGTCATGCTGCATTTGATGGCAGTACACTACTTTATGGTTCATTACAGATGCTACATCTATAAGAGCGTGTTCAGTTATGTTGTAGTTCTCATCCACTTCAGCGAGGATGTGTAGGTTCATGTCACTGGTGTATAAGCGATTCATCCAACTGTTGACAGCAATATCCGCTGGAAATTCAGGGCTGTATTTGGTACAGAAGTTATACAACCTCTGATAGAGAGTAAAGTGGAGAATGCGCCCAAGGTTATCGTTGAAGATTCTAATCATGATGTATACCGTTTAATGCTTCAAGACGCCCAAGCTCAAGCTCTTGTGTTTCCTCTAGCGCACTTTGCCATCTCCGCTTCACAAGATCAGCACTTTGTCTGCCACACATCACGTCGATGATAGAGAGTATCTTTCCCCATTCTTCAGCAGTACAATACTGCTCAAGGCTTTCAGCTTCAAGGACTCTGGTGTTCATCTCAAGCAAGCGCATGTCACTCAACTTAAGCACTTCATCTGCCATTGCTGTCATCTCATCAATGCTATGACAAATCTCACCTGTAACGGGGTTCCACTGACAAATATCCGTCACCATCGTTTCACCTTGAGCGGTGCTCTTGGTGATAGCAAAACGTGCAGGCATTATTTTCCCCTAGTCAAGTTGATAGATTCCACCGTCACCGAGCTTCCCTAGAAGGCCAGAGAAGTCAAAGTTGGTATCATTTGATACTTGTCGTGCGACGTTGATAGTACCCTGTGAAGTACGCATTGGTCTAACAACATAAGTACGTATTCTGTTATCAAGCATACGTTCATCACCTCGCCTTGCGAGAAGGTCTTGGTGGAGGAGGTGTTGAGCAAGATGGAGAGGGACAGTGACAACACCGGGACCGTATTGAACAATGCCGTTGTTGACAACGTGTTTTGTCCCATCACTTTCAGTGATTATCTCTCCACCGTTGCCAATAGTATGTGCTGCATAGAGGGTTATTTTCAGTGTGCGTTTATCCTCAGCAATTACCGCACTTTGTTGCTCCTCTTCAATATCAAGGAAAGAGGCAAGGTTTTCCTTCTGTGGAGAAGGAGCAAGAGCCTTTACCTCTATCTCAAGACCGTGCTGTTCAAACACAGCATAGGCTTCTTCAAGGGTTATTTTCTTTTTAGGCATAACCTCACCTATGCAGGAATAGCAGCAGCGAATGCTGAGCTTGTTTCAAAGCGTTCGATGTAGTTGTTGTCAAGGATGAAGCTTTTTCTCATGTACTTCGCACCTACCTTACGGCGTTGAGCGAGAGGGTCACTGTCGCTTGCACCTTTGGGTGTGGTGAAGGTTTGAAGGCTCATACCATTGAGTGTGCAGGTACCAAAGGCACCCTTTCCAAGGACAAAGCCAGGGTAGACGTTGATGTTAAGTGCTGGGCTTTCTGGTGCAACAGCCTCAGTACCAGCAGGAGCAGTGGTGATAGTGTAAGTAGAACCTGCAGTTTGTCTACTTGCAATGAGGTAAGCGACAGTCCCACCTGCTTGAGTGAGGTAGACATCGTAGCTGTAGTTCGCACTAGAGGGCATCACAACAGCAATGCTCCCTGGAGAGGTGACAGCAATGTTCCCTGTTTGCACGCTTAAGCGTCGCTCATAGTCTGTCGTGACCTCACGGCCTACAACTTTGAGTTGATAGTTCGCTGTAGCGAGTGTACCACTGGTGCCGACAGTGTATTGAGCCTTAGTGGCTGTTGCTGCTGCGGTAGTAGCCGCTGCTACACCAACGTAGACAGGGAGGAAGTTGCCCATAATCCACTCAACACCCATCCACATACCTACACGGCCATACATCAAGCGTTCTTGCTGAGCAAAGTTGGATGCTTGCTGAAAGGTTTGGTCACTGCCAAGAACCGCAGCTTTATGTGGTGGTTGCATAAAGCCCATGTAGTATCCACCATTATCCATGTATTTATGAGCACCCCGCATTTCAAGTTTGGTGTTCACAGAGATAGCGAGAGCAGTGTTGAATACATCTGTTGCTGCAAGACCACTACGGGTAGTGACTACACCTGGGAAGGTGACGTTGGTAGCACCCATAAGGACTTCAGCATCTTCACGTTCGCTTGTCTCTTTCATTGCCATTGCTACACGTTCAATAGCGAGAGAGACCATAGGGTGTTGAACAGTGAGTTCGAGGACATCTGTGAGAGCAACAACAAGTCCCCATTGTTCAACGGTGACGTTGACATTCTCAAGGGTGAGACTGTCAGTGGAGGGAGTGACACCTTCGATGAGTGGAGTGTTAGGGAGTGCAACACGTGCTACACGGACTACACGGAGAGTTTTACTGTTCCCATTCTCCAGAGCAAAAGGCTCCGAGCATTTATCAATCACAAGCATGCGGTTCAGTAGCTCAATCATCTTACGAGCGATAAAGACGTTCGGTGCATCATTTGCCATTGCAGCGAAGGTGGTGTAAGTATCAGCCATTGT